AGGTGCGCTCCGTCAGGCCCTGGGAATCCCAGTTCGTCATGTCGTAGTTCGAGTCGGCCAGGACGATCATCTCGCCCGGCTTCGTTTCAGCCACTGACCTGGCGTGCTTGTTGGCGCGGGCAGCATCGGCGTCAGCCGCTTTGTTGCGCCAATCCCACTGCCCCTCATCCTTGTTTTCCCGATGCTTTGGAGCTTTGACCTCGACCACGGCGCGCTGGATGCCTTTCGACTGCTGCGGCACAGCCCAGACCAGTACCGCCTGCTGAGTGAAGCGCTTGGGCGCCGACGACGGCACAACCGCTACAAGGCGACCGATGGAATCGATCTTGCGCCCGCGGTGGGTGCTGTACTTGGCCACCAATGCATTCCAGTGGCGAGGGCTGAGCTGGGCATGCAGAAGCTTGTGCACGATGCAGTCAGCAAGTAGGGCCGCATCCTTGCCGGTGATCTCCCCCTTCAGTTTGCTGGTCTGCACTCGAGGCTCGACGTTGCACCCGCCGGCGCTGTTGATGGTTTCCGCTGCCAGGGCGCGGACGACTGCAGAAATGACGTTTTGGTAGTTCATGCTGCCTGCCCCTTCTTGAGTTCTCTGGTCTTTGCCCGGTATTCGGCGGTGATGGCTTTCAGTTGCTCTATGGTTTCCTTGCGCGGCGTGTGGTCTGACTCCAGCGCCTCGACAGCCTCAAGGCCGATTCTTGCGATAAGGCCGGTGCGGAAACCCTGCGAAACCGTTTGGCCCTTTCGGGCGTACTTGGACGAACCGGCATTACAGCTTTTGCACTGCAACCAAATATTGCTGGGCACCAGCCTTAACTCTGGCCGAGCGCCCTTGCCGAGGAAGTGCCCGGCATCAAATGCGCCGCCAGTCTTCCATCCCTGGGCATGGAGGATCGATTCCTGCGAACCACCGCAACTGATACAGCCACTGCCGATGCTCAGTTCGTAGGTGCGGCGGTAATCGCGCACAGCCTTCTCTGCGTCCTTCATGTGGCCCGATCGGGTCTTGAGGGCTTTCTTACGAACCTCGATGTCCCGGCGGCCAACATCCGCCAGGGCCTTCTTAGCGCTAGCCTGGCCCTTTTCGGACTTGCCGTAGGCGATGGCGCACTCGATCTCCCCGCACACCGCCTGCGAGCTTCTGGAGGGCACGAACATCACTCGGCACTCAGGGCAGCGTTTGCGGCGTGGGCCACCGGATGTAAGCGGGGTCTTGCGTTGCAGTGGCGTGCGCTTCATGCCGAAACCTCGACCAGACGATTATCGAAGGAGGTTTCACCGACCTCATGCCGGTAGCCGAACTTCGACTCAAATGCCTCGATGTCCAGATCGCACAGGCACTCGCCTGGCTCCATGGCGGTGTCGCTGATCGTGGGCAGATCCCGAACTGCGCAGCCGACGGCCTCAGCAAGCCCCCCGGCGTTATGGGCCTCAGCGGGATTGTCATGGAGCGGCGTGACTTCAAACCAAATGCACATCAGTACCGCCCTCCCCAATTGTCCTTCTGCGTCCAGCGCACCTGGTGTTCGGCGCCGAAGGCATGCACCCACTCGATCAACTCGCCGCACTGCTTCACGGTGAGCTTGCTGGTGCGCTCGTAGATGACATCGAAACCATTGCCGTCTACCGCTGGGATCATCTGTGGCTGATCGCCAGACTCACGCAGCCAGGCGGCCGTCAGCAGGCGCTTCCAGATGAGGACGTCCCACTTCTTGCCGGCGTGCTCGACCTGGGCGGCGATATCGGCCAGCGCCGCGTGCAGGGCTTTGTTCTGCTCCCCGCTCCGGTCTACTTCGGTGATGGCCAGCTTCTTGGGCTTGGTGATGTCCATACCAGCGATATGGCCAAGCACCCGGGCGCGGTCTGATTCGTTGCGGATCTGGAGGCTGGTCATGGCTGCTCCCCCTTGGCTTCTGGATTGGTCAGGTAATGCAGAGCAAGCGGCCCACAGGTGAATACTGCGAGCATGAGAAGCGGGCGTATTCCTCCGCCTACAAGAATTCCGATCACCGCATAGAGTGAGCAGACCAAAATCGCGATCTGGCTACGGGTCATGACTGCTCTCCCTGGCCCAGGGCGGCGTCGATGGCGGCGTCATACTCAGCAGCGTTATTTGCCGAAACGATTGATCTACCAAGATCGACATGGGGGATTTCGTCACGGATAGCCCGATACCGCTCCGCATCCTTGCGCAGCGCCTCGATCTGCTCCATGGCGTAAGGGATGCACTGCCCGTGCGCAGGACAATCGAACATATTCAGCAGGCTGATCACGGTCAGCAATGATCTTGTCGTCCAACGCTACTTCTTCACGCAGCGCCTCGTTCTCAGCCTTCAGCTCAGCATTCACCCGCTCGTAGGCTTCGTAGCCGGTCTTGAGGCCGGCGACTTCGGCGCGGAGTTGGTCGCGCTCTGCTCCCCACTGCATGGCAGCCTCTTCCCACTGCCGGGCACACATGGCGAGATGATCGTTCTCGGCGATAAGGGCCAGCACGGCGGCAGGGTTGGCGGCTGCGATGAACTGGGCATCTGGACATTCCCTGTCGTCTTCGAACGTCTCGCACACCGTCTCGCAGTCATGGCTTAGCACCTGCATGATTCCGCCATGCTGATACCAAGGGCCTGGGGTTGCAGCCTCGGCCAGCCGCTTCAGTTCGGTGTTGTCGGTCATGACAGCAGCTCCTTTGGCACGCTTGCGATTTCGCCAAGGACCGAGGCGACGATGGCGCGACAGGCGGCGATGAGGATTGTTTCCCCGTCACCAGCAGCATTCGTCATGCCGTAACGCTTTGCGTGAACGACACTCCCAGCACGAAGGATTTCAATTTCAAATTTATCCAGCAGCGCGCCGCCGCAATCCCAATCGCTGGACGGATACCAATCGAACTCAAATCCATACGCCCCGGAGTAGGTCAGGCGGATCGTGCGAGGAAGCGTCACCGGCTTTGCTGCACCCTTGAACAGCAAGCGCGTTTCGCTCTCGGTAACCTTGATCGCCGGCCGCATGCCTGGGTACACAGCACAGAAAGTCGCCCAATTCAGTGCGGCGCCAGACAGGTCTTGCGTCTTAACTTCTATAAATTCGGTCATGCCCGCTTCTCCCCTGCTTCCGCGATCAGTGCCATGCGCTCCAGGCGCTCGGTGGCCTGGCTTGCCAGGTTCAGGAAGTCGGATTCATCCACCACCGGTATGCACACGAAACGGATTCCGTGCTTGACCAGGGTGTTCGCCATCTCAAGGGATTGGCTTAGCTGTGCTGGGTTTGCTCGTTTCATGGTCGTGACTCCAATTCCTGGGCCTGCTTGATCAGCAATGCGCGGCGATCTGCCAATTCATTGGCCGCTGCAATCCGCATTTCGTCTTTTTCTTCGGCACTGGCGGCGCGCATTTTCAGCATCGAGGACTTCACCATCTGGAGCCTTTCGCGCAGCACTGGGGTTGGTTGAGTGACCGTGCCAGTGAGCAAACCAGCAATGGCGCGGCCGTCTTCAGTGACCGGCTCGACACTCAGGTCTGCCAGATACTTCTGGGCGTGTTCGCGAGGAATGCGCTTCAGCTCCATTGCCTTGGTTACCGCCTGGATTCTGCGGTTGGCGTCAAAGCCCACAGAGACGTGCCAGTTGACAGGCTTGGCATCCTCTCGGGATTGGCCGACAAACCGCTCATAGGCGCTGATGAAGGCCATCCTGGCGCCAATCTTGTCCCCGGCATCGAGCACGGGTTTCGCAGCGGCCAGGGCCAACTGAATTTCGTCGGTCAGAACCACGGTTTCGTATTCGTCGTTGGTGGTCATAGCGATGGCCCAGGCTTCGTCCTTGCCAGGGCGCCCATCGGAGGACTGGACGCGCTGCAGGATGTCGGCCATCGCCAGCTTGCCCCTCACCTCGAAACGGCAAGCCTTCAGCGCGGCCTTCACGACAGGCACCGGGTAGGCACAGAGGTCTTCGGCCATCATCGCGGCGGTGCCGGGGTTCATTTCCTGGCCCATGGCCTCGGCCGTTGCGCAGATGGCAGCGGCCAGCCCGGCGACCTGCTGGTCGTTCATTTCATAGGTATTCATTGCGGTCACCTGCTTGGCGCTTGGCCAGAACCATCTGGGCGGCCTGCTCGGCTGCAGAGAGGTTTGCCTCCGTCCGTTCCATCTGGCGGGCCATCGTGCCGTTGATGCGCTGCCCGGTGACCCACTGGGTGTGGTAGCTCTCGGCATTGGCCAGCAGTTCGTTGAGGCTGTGGCACTTGCGTAGGACGGCGGCATCGCTGGTTTTCAGGAAGTGGGCGGCGACGTGGTGAGCGACATCAGCGCCGAGGCGGTCGACCAATTGGCCGAGCTGACCACCGACCTTGGCGTTCCACACCGGCCAGGCGCTGTAGCGCTTGCGGTAGGCCATGGCGTAGTTCGCCCAGACCTTGAAGGTTTTGCAGGACTGGTCTTTGGGGCCAGGCATGTCGGCGGGGATCTCAACCCGTGGAGTGTCGGTGCGATCGAAAACCAACACCAAGCCGTGGGACTGAGCCGGCTTGCCGGTGGCGTCCTGCAAGTCCTGACTGGTATCCTGATTGGTATCCTGATTACTGGTATCTTGATTTGTCGGAGATTTATCCGACCCTTGCTCGGATTTTTTTCCGACCTTGATCGGAGATTTATCCGAGGTAGATCGGATTTTTTTCCGACCCTTTGAGGCGGTCTGGGTCGGATATTTTTCCGACCCGTCTTCTTTCTTATTCCACTCGGCTGCCTTTTTGGTCAGGCGGAAAAGCGTGATATTCGCTGTGCTGGACAGGTCAATTAAACCGGCATCCTCAAGCGCTTTCAGCATGCGGTAAGCGGTGTCAGGTTTGTCGGTCAGCAGAGGCAGCTCTTCTACGATCTTCGCTTTGCTGAGCGCAAAGAAGATACCGTTCTCGGTCTTTACTGGAGTCGTCCAGCTTGGGCATGAGTAGACGAAAGCGAACAAGAGCGCTTGCTGGGAGTTCAGGCCCCACTCAAGCGACTTAACTTGGTTAATAGATAGCGTGAACTGCATGTCAGGCCTCCACCGCGCTAGCGATATCTGAGAGGCCTTGCAGCACCGGAAGAATGGCGGAAAGTCGCGCCTGAATGGTCGCGTCTGCCTCGATCAGGTCAGATAGAAACTGACCAGCAAAGCTAGGCACACCAACCTCACTGCGTTCGACGTAGCGGCCTATCAGCTCAACCTGGGTAATTACGCTAAGAATCAGGTCAGATGCGCGAGCCTGCTCTTTAGGTGGCGCCTTGGCAGCCTTGGAGGCCTGCTGAATCGACTTCTTGTCTCCGGTAGCAACAGATGCCTGCTGATCCTTTGGCAGCACAAGCAGAGCCACCGCGCCAGATACCGAAGCGCGCCCCTCATCCATTGCCTGAACAAGCTCAGGGGCGGCCTCGTTAGCGACACGCTTGGCCTGCTCGTAGGTTTTTCCGTTGCCAAAACCGGCCGCCTTGGCGGCAATATCTCTGGTGGCACCTTCAGGAGATGGAATATTTTCCACGTCCTCTTTTGTATGTTGATTCTTGCCGTGACGCCCCTCCAGTTCACGCTCAATGGCTTCGCCAATAGCAACGCGCTCGGACGGCGTGAAGTCCTTGCGGAATTCATTCTCGGCCAGTTCGCCCTGCAAGATTGAATCGAGGTGAACGGTGCGGACTGGAATCTTTTCCCAGCCGAGGGACAGGCAGGCGCGCAGGCGGCGCTCACCAAAAACGAGACGATACCCGGAGTCGATGCCGATTGGCTGCAAGAGCCCAATCTCTGAAATGCTTGCGGCCAGGCTTTCAATGTCGCCGAAGTCCTTGCGGAATCGATTCGCGACCTTGATCAGGGATGCCTGGCACTGAATGATTTGATCGGCCATTTTTTGACAGGGGACGGTTTCCCGCCCCCATCCTATTTAGATGAAGGTCGGGAAGGTGTCGTCGACTCGCATAACGTTGGTCGCGTGCTTGATAGGCTTTCCGCGCACTTCGGCATTCCAGGTGCGGATCAGCGCGGCCAGCACTTGGCTGCGATGGATCGGACGACGATCAACGGATGCTGAGAAGCAGCGATTACGCAGATAAAGCAAGTTGTCGCTCACACCATCAACGGCGCCAACCATGAAGCGCTCCAAGAAACGCTCGGCTTTGGCCTGACTGTGCTGACTTGCGTAGAAATAAAACATCGCCGCGATAGAACGCGGAACTGGAGATTGGCGAGGGAGACTATGGGCATATTCAGCGGCTGCAATTAGCAGAGGGTTGCGCTTAACGAATTCCAGAACCTCGGTCTTCTCGGCCTTGCCGGGGAAACCGAACTGCTCTTTTTCGTAGTCGATAACCCATGTAGTAGCGGTCGCCAACATTTTGCAGGTTTCAACTGGAAGGCCGAGCTGGACGAAAAGCACGTCCGACTTTTGGCGCCCCTTCCCGCTATCGAGTACGTCGAAAATACTTTCATCGAAACCGCGCATTACCACACACGTTACTGCGATGCCCGACTGAAGTATGGCGTGCAGACGATGCTGACCATCAAGAAGGCTGCCGCCTTTCGAGAATCGGATCGGGTCGCCCGTCATTTTCCAGCCACCATCCCGGATGGTTTTCTCAAGCTTGGCGACGTGCGCCATGCTCGCCGAGCGGTTTCCGGTGTTGCGCTCAAGCCAGGCGCGCGCTACTTCCGGCGTGACCTGCTCAATAGTGATGGCGGGATTGTTGATGGCGATGTGATTTTGATTTAAGCTAGTCATGTATATTTACCTCTGTGTTCAAAAGTGCCCGGCCGCAAACCGGGCGTTTTTTTGCCTTGGATTTATTAACTGTCACTTTTGAGGCCCTCTTTCGGCATCAATTGGTACAGCTTCCCTTTCGGGCGACCTATCAAACTCGGTCCTCCCATCGCTACGAACTCAATCCCAACTTCTTCTAGGGCCTGTTCGATGCTCCAGCCTTTCTTAAGGGCTAGAGCCGCGATTTTTCTTTTTGTGGGCGGACTCAACCGCTCGTAATCGATTTCAGGCACGTGACCTCCAAAGGGCCGCTATGCAGCGCTAGACTGCTTGTCGTCCTTGCTGAGCGCTTCGATTGCACCGTTTTCAACAGCCCACTCGATCATTTCGTACAGATAGGTGGCGTGCTGCATCTCTGCGCGCTCCGCTGCTCTGTGCAGGATTCGGTCAAGGGTTTTGTTGAAACGCACCTTCCGAGGCGTATCACGCTTGTGTGATTGATCGGCGTACATGTGTTGCTCCTTGTGGCTAATGAATGGGTTTAAGCGGCAGTTTTCTTTGCAACCGTTTGGGTTGGGAACGGGCGCACTTCTTCGGCGGTATAGGTGCCGTCAGGGTGCTTAGTGACATAAACGTCTCGGCCAACACGAATGGCCTTGCTCAGGCCTCCCTGGGTCATTCCGAGAAGGATCGCCGCCTCGGTCTGGCCGAGCTTCGTTGCGAATTCCTTGATGTGGACGCGATTCATGGTCTTCTCCCATGGGTTACTCATGGCGAGATATTACCTATGGCATTTGTCAAAGTAAATGCCATTGGCATTTGGATAGTATTACTGGCGGGAATAAGATTCACGAATGACCAAGAAAGCCCTAGACCCAGAAAGAAAAGCCGAGTCGGATAAGCTCAAGGCGATATTCAATTCGAAGAAACGCGACCTGGGGCTGACCCAGGAAAAGCTCGCGCACGCGCTCGACATGAATCAAAGCTCTGTGAGCCACTACTTAAACGGTGTAAATCCGCTTAACGCTCCTGTGGCTGCAGAGTTTTCAAAAATACTGGATGTGCCTGTGGAGGATTTCAGTCCCCGCCTCGCCCAGCAGATGATTGAAATGATGGGATTCGTCACGGATCTCCGCGCCAAAGCCTCTGTAAAAAGGCTGGTTGACGATGATTTTCGTGACATCACATCCAATGCGTCCGAGCTCGCAGATATAGATGAGTGGGATGAAAAGAGCCCACTTCGCGACGATGAGGTGGAGGTGCCCTTCTTAAGGGAGGTTGAACTAGCTGCAGGAACTGGGCGCTTTGTGATCCAGGAGGATGTCGGGGAGAGCCTTCGATTCAAGAAAAAGAATCTTCGAGAAAACAGCGTCCAATTTGGTTACGCAAAATGCGTAACCGTGCGAGGCAATAGCATGATGCCAGTGCTTCGCGACGGAGCTACGGTTGGCGTTGATCTCGGGAAAACAGCTTTGGGCGACATTATTGACGGCGACCTTTATGCCATCAACCACAATGGCCAGCTCCGCGTAAAACAGCTTTTTCGGCTTCCCCAGGGAATTCGGCTACGCAGCTTCAACCGTGATGACCATCCTGATGAGGAATACAGCTTTAGTCAGATGCAAGATGAGCAAATAGCGATCCTTGGTCACGTTTTCTGGTGGGGCATGTACGCCAGATAAATCCGACATCGAAATAATTAACCCGCCTGGCGCGGGTTTTTTATTGCCCTCGAAAAATAATATTGCCATCGGTATTGACTGATAATAATGCCATCGGTATTGTTCACTACATCGAGTCACCCAACAGGGAC